CAGCGTCTGCAGCCAAGACAGTGGGGGTTGCCCAATACTCAGCAGAGATTACAGTGGCAGAATCCGGAGTGGGGTATAAATCTAAATCATTATTAGGTTTGATGGAATAAACCTCTGGGACATCTGAACCAACCGTTCCGTATTTGTACATCTCCCTATATGAATTCCATTCCATGTATTCTAGAATTTGATAACTATCAGAAGTCTTATCCCATACAAGAGAATCTAATTTCCAGTTACCCAAAGCTGAGGGAAAGCCTGAGTTTGAACTCGTTAGAGTAGAGGTTCCACTGATAGCAGTAATTGAAGCCTCGCTCCATAAGAAATCCCAATCAAACCATCTTGATTGGACATCCTGATCAGCATTCGCAATATACCTAACTACTGCGTTCTCCTCCTCAGACAAGGAGGTGGATGTTACAGAAGACGGGCCTGTCCCGGGAATTCCTACGTCCCTAGCCATATCTTGGCATAAGACTAAATATGTACTCATTTAAGATTTTCCAAGATAGCATTCGCTACCTTCTCTGGTTTAATATGTACAGCGCACATAGCTCCTCCGGTTTCTTCGTCTCTATTACACGTATCAAATCCATAATGCATTTTATGACAAGGAAAGCAAAAATTTTCATACAAGCCCGGTTCCAATGTCGTCGTATTTTTCCAATGTTTGGAAAGATTTTCTTTAGAAGAATGAGAAAGCATCACAACCTTATGACAATCTAAAGTTGAAGCCGCATTCAATACCCCAGTCTCAGGGCCAACAACAACATCACATTCATCTAGAAATGCGAGTGTTCTTCTAATAGACCATTTGCCGGATTTGGTTATAACTCTTCGCTCATCTTCCCAGCCAGCCTCAAGAAGCTGACAAAGTTCATCACCAATCGTAACAAAGGTAACATCCTCTCTTTTCATAAGAACTTGAGCGATAGTCAAATCTGTCCACGGATATCCCTTGTGAACCGATGAACCCGCTAAAGCCCAAAGAACAACCTTCTTTGTTTTGATCTTTTTTCTAGTTGTCTTCGCCCATTGTTTTTCTTTCTTAGACGGATAAAACTTAGGGGAAAACTTATGCGCAAGCTTTAAAGACTTGGAAAAAGATTCGCCAATAACAAATCCTATTCCCGCAAGATCATGAGTCCTTTCCATGTAATTAACATTACATTCTTTATGCAATTCTTCCTTGCTTAACGAATATCTCGGATCAGCAGGAATTAGTTTTTGGTTGCCATCTATAATTTCAGTTCTAGCAGGAGTAACCAAAAGGGCTCCTTCTATTGATTCTGACAACTGAACAAAGTGATGAAAGCATAAAGATATTCTTTCCCAATATTCTGTTAAATGATTATTAGGAACTTGGTCCGTCTTTTGCAGAAGTATTTCATCTACATGAGGGTCAGTTTTTATAATATCATATCCCCTCTCGGTTACATTAACGCAAACCTTATAACCCTTTTCTTTGAAAAGAGGGAATAGAGAAGATACTTGTATCATGTCTCCGAAACCACCGTATCTTACAATACATACAGTTTTTTCAGAGCGCCTGCCTCCAACATCCTGTGGAGTTATTTCGTCCCATTCCTTAGACGGCAGGGTAATAATTTTCAATTAAAATTCAAGGTTCCAAGAACCAACCATATCACCTTCAACGTTTACCATATTATTAGAACGCTTCTGCGATCTCATAAACTCTTTAGTCCTCTCGTCGGACATTTCCTCCATAGAGTAATATCCGCGCCCAGCTGCAGTAGAATGACCATATGCCTCTTTAGGAGAAATAGGCTTCTCCCTACCAAACACATAAGCCGTTACTTCATTAATTGATCTAGCCATTATTCCTCCAAAGGATTGGGGGGCAAAAGCCCCCCGTTCCAGTTTGTTTAACAGAAAGTAAACTTACCCCTTGATGTGGATACAGTTTTCTTTACTGTTCCCATTGGCATCTGATTCGGCCCGTGAGAAGCCAAAGCAAGAGAAGCTAAAGTCTCTTTGCTAACGTCTTCTTTCGAGGACAAACCATTTGCTGGGATTTTACCACTTGCAGTATCTTTAGCCATAATAGACCTCCTAATACCATTCTACAACGACATACGGATATCCCTTACCGGCAGGTGTTCCGGTGTCAGCAGCCGCTATCTGAGTACACTCAATTTGCGTATCTGCCGGAAGCGCCTGAGCAATAATAGCGTCCGTGTCGTCTTGAATATTAAAAGTATTGGTAAGCGCGGTTCCATCGGCAACCTCCAGAAGAGCGTAAGCATCTGCATCTCCTGTAGTGCCAATTGCCACCCCAGCTGTGGGAGCTGTATCATCTTCAAAGGTCTCAGTTACAAAAACACCTACGTCAATCAACATTCCCTTCTTCCCAGTTGGGCCTTTGAAACTCCAAGCAGTACCAGTACCAGCGCCAAAATCCTGCTCAACAGGATTTACGATTGTAGTAGTAATTGGATTACTATAACTCATAATATTCCTCCTTTAAGCTGCGCTGTCCCAGATCACAATGCGATTCTGGGCTGCTTGTGTATGAACGATACCGAAACCACCTAAGTAGTACCATGCGATACCACGATCCCTTCCGTAATCACCGGGGATTTTCCCTCTGATTTCTTCCGGAACCGCAACCGCTTCGGCTACAGTATCTTCTCCGAAGAAGACTGCCCAGTCTGACAAACCATTCGTCCAAGCGGCAGCAGCAGTACCAATGCTTCCCTTAGATTTAAAAGTTTGCTCGACAAAGCGAACGCCCTCATACCTGCCAATCTCACCATTCATGATCATACGGAAACCCTGATCAACATATGATTTTAAGGTTTCAATGTCATCCTTGAATGCGCGGAAAGTTGTCGGCCATGCCAGAGCATAGTAATCATCGCCGGTATAAGCCGGGATATTACGCTCTTTCATGATATCGACAAGTGCCTTTACGTGGTTATTGCCAAGAGCAATACTGTTAGTAAGAGCACACACACTATTGGTCGTCAACGTAAGAGCAGTTGCGCTAGACCCGCCCGTGGGGCAGACACGCAATGCAGCTTTGTTGAATTCCGCAGAAGCAAGATTATCAAACGCTTTCTTAGCGTCTGTTTTCAACACCTTCCGAATAACTTCCGCCACGGGCTGCTCAGAAAGGTCATCCAACTTACCAGTCCAAGGAACAGAGTTCCCTGCTTCGGTAATAGTCATCGTACCTTGAGCAATCGTGAAGGAGGTTTCCGGAATAGTATTGGTTTCAACGAGCGTGGAACCCTGAGTCCCAACGTCGCTGAACACGTTCCAATGGAATGTATCACCACGATGCAAACCCTGATGGGCTGCATCTTTGACATCACAGAACTGTCTAAATTTGACAATAGGCTGTACTGCCATCCTCAGCTGTCTGCTGAGATTTAAGGCATACATATAACCACCGGAGGTGTTAACTGACCATACTTGTCCAGCCATTTTTACATCTCCTTGTTATTGTAACACTTGACCTCGCGCGTGTTTCATTTCTTGGATAATATCAGAGGCGCTCTGAGGAGCGGGCTCATCTTCACCAATCTTTGAAGAGGCGCTGGCCGCCTTAGGGTGTTGCGTAAGTTTTTTCTTACGAGTAGCCCTTTCATTTTTGTCGGGGGAAAGAAATTCTTTCGCCCATTGTCGCGTTGTTTCAGCAGCTTCCTGTATAATCTGTTTGGGAGACCAATCCGGATGTTCTCGGGTAAGGTCAATAGTTCGATTATCAGCGATAGAGCGCAACTCAGGAGTGCCAGCAATATCCGGATACTCACCATCAAACCATTTAACTGCATCTTCCATAGCTTTCTGATTAGCCCATTGCTGTTCTCTTTGGGTCTGCGCACGCTGCTGCGCAATGGTTCTACCTAGAACCTGTTGTACTACCTCTTCAACATTCTGGGTGGCAGGTGTACTGCGCCCTCCATTTGTCAAGGCTTTAAACAATTCTGCGGCTTTATCCGCATCATCTTCATAAAGAGCTTCATGATACTTCTTGATTAGATCAGGAGAATCATCCGGTTCCTCTTGTGCCGGTGTCGCGTCTTGAGATGGCGACGACTTCTGTTGCTGTTCTTGCTGATTACGCATTTGAGAAACATAGGCATTAAGCTGTGCTTCACGCTGTTGCACTCTTCTTGCATATTCAGCAGCTTCTTCAAAGCGCTTTTGAGACGCTTTATCTTTTTGATGAGACGATTTCAGATCATTAAAAGGTACTAAAACATCTTCACCATCTATCTTAATAGTTGTATACCACGAATCGCCGTCCTGCCAAATAGGAGAAACCGGGGAAGGCTTTTCGTTTGATAAAACTTCAACTTCTTCAACTTCTTCAACTTCTTCAGAAGAAAGAACTTCGTCAACTTCCTCCGCAAAATCTTCATTACGTTTAGCGACTAATTCTTCAATTGCTTTTTCTCTAGGGGAAAGTTCTTCTTCAGTGGTTTCCTGTTCAGGAGTAACCTCTTC